GATGGGATAACATTATCACCTGAACCTAAGAAATTACACTCCAATTCCTGAGCAATCTTACGTCTATCAAACTTAAGTTTTTTAGACATTCCCTCAAACCATGTAGAATAAGGTTTATAACCATCTAAGAAATGGGTTTTAATTTCCTCAAAATCCCTTTCCATGGGGTTTATGTGTGAATAATCAAGAATTATTTCATCATCGTTGTAGTCTTCCCTATTCAACATGTAATGAACAATATCATTACATTTAATTAGTTTTAAATCTTTCGCGTAACGAGGGTCACGATACCAATACATTTCTGTAATTTTAAAATCGTTCATTCCTCTTAAACACTGGTCATAGATAGAATAATATATGGGGTCAAAACCGTTAGGTGTGGATATTACAATTACTTTACCACCTGTAGAAAGTGAGGCCATACATGCGGACCAGAAATCATTGTCCGCCTCAATAAAAGCCGCCTCATCAAATACGAGAATTGTTGGTGTATATCCACGAAGGGCGTCTTTAGATGTCGCGACTGATTTTACCTCACAACCGTTATTTAGTTTGTAATGTCTCTGTGAATTTTTCTCATTGGAGAAGCTGATACCAAACCAGCTCGGCCATTGGTCGATAAAAGCTCGTATCTTACCCGCCATCTCAACTGAGGTGTCAAGTTTGTTGGCAATAATAAGAATTTTTTCAGGTTTTGTTTTTGAAGCAGTAACTAATTTTTTTGATATCCATGCGGATGTTACTGTTGATACACCTGCCTGTCTATACTTAAGAGCGATATTTTCTTCGTGAGTATCGTAATCATTTATTAGATGTTCTTGGTCAGGAAATAACTGTAACGGCACATATTTTGACTGTGTATTATCATATGTCTGTAGATATGTCTTTAACGCATACGAGGTGTCTTTTACACACCTCGCATACTCTAATAATACTTTTTCTTTTGTTAACGCCATATAGACATTTTAATAAAGTTTTATGTTAAAGAAATACCTAAATCACCTAATAGGTCATCTAAGTCCATATCGTCATCATCATCACGGTATTGTGACATTGCATCATCATATTCCTGTTGTTTTAACTCTGAAATGATTTCACTAACCATTTTATCTACTAATTGTTTACCTTCATCTGAACCTGACAATATCATTCTTGCAACTTCAAAAAATTCATCTGTAGATAACGCAGAGAAACGAGAAAATAGGTAGTTCTGAATTTCCCTCATATCGTCATCAAATAACTTTTCAGGGTAAGACGCTTTAAATTTGTTCCATATAACCGGACCCAATCTCAAATCCCATACCTCATAAGGTAATGTATCAGTTTGACCCATAACCATTTCAGCGGCCTTAGGGTCGTCAGGTAATCCCGCGGTCCCTAATACTTCATACACACCTTTAATAAGTTCATGTATCAATACAGGGAAGAATAAACCCTTAGCCCTAATCGTTGGAGGGTCAGTAGTGTCGTCAACTTCTTCAGACCCTTGTACTCCTTCTCCACTTCCCGCCGCTGACATAACCATTTGGTCGGGGACAATCCAATATAATAAATCATTAATTGACATTAAAACACCATATAGATTTAAAAGTTGAGGATTAATAGTATTTAATTGTTCTTCAACCATGTGAAACATATAGTGACCCTTTTTAGACGCCCCTTGAATTAGTGAGTTAATAAACCTTCTTTTTGCTTTTTCTAAATCGAACTTTTCGAAGGCGGCCATAAAGTTTTCTAAGTCATCTTCAGCCTCATCAGCATCAACACCAAACTGTTGTTGTACCTCTTCATCGTCTAATTCTTCAGGTTCGGATATCATTTTAGATGTATCAATCTGACCCGGCATTGATTGCAGTTCTACATCGTATTGGAACGCATCATCAGGAATAGATAATTCTTGTTTTACCAAATCAACGGCTAACTGCTCCAAATAACCTTCGTTATTAGATTCAATAGATTTAACTGTTTGTACTGCCTGTTGTAACATCATCTGAAGTTGCATAAAAGCGTTTGGTCCTGATACGTCTTGCATACCAGTGTAACGCTTTACTGTTTCAACAACTTCTTTAAATCTTTCAGATGCAACTAACTCGGCAAATGAATTATCAAATTCGTCCTCATCTTTACCAGGTAACGCAGGGTTATCAGATAAAGGAGTTTCACCGCTGGAGATTTTTCTTTCAACTTCTCTGTCCATTCTTTCAGGACCGTCATATTCAATCGCTTCTTTCAAACGAGACATAATTTGTTTTACTGACTTACTCATCTCTAAACTGTATATTTAAATTACTAAATTTAAGGAATTCTGGTAATCCTCTCTCCTCACCTGCTTTAGGTTTTGGACTATGTTTTGGTTTGTAAGGTGTACCTCTTTCAGGTTTAACACCAGGTTTAACCGTAGGTCTTGCAGGCGCAATTTCAGTACCCGCTTTAGGTTTTGGACTATGTTTTGGTTTGTAAGGTGTACCTCTTTCAGGTTTAACACCAGGTTTAACCGTAGGTCTTGCAGGTGCAATACTCGGTTGCTCAGAAAGAATATCTCCTTTTGTAAACATCTTACCTTTTGTTTTCTTAATCAAAGATACAATACTTTCCTCAATTTGTCTAATTTTATCTTCATTACTTTCTTTTTTAACACAGTTAGGAACTCTTTTCCCAAACATAGTTTTCATACCTTTCTTTTCATACCCTTTCCAACATTTTGTACCTTCGTTTACTTTTTCAGGTAATGAGTCAAAATCTTTAGTGTCGTCAGAAAACTCTTTGGCCATTTTACACCACTTTGATTTTGGTCCCTCTTCTTCACACTTGGCATAAAATAACCTTTGTTGTGATTTTGACTCAAATTTTTCGTCAACTTCACCTTCAAACATACCTAATGTAGTTATTGGAGTTTTCATTTTAGGTTTACCGAATAATGACTCCAAAACTTCCTCTTCATTAATATCTTCAAAGATACCCATACCATCATTAGCATTCATATTATCTGATGGTCCATCTTCATTACCTTCAGGATTTGGGTCTTCGTTAGGGTCTAAGTTCGCCATTTTATCTAATGCTGCGGAATCTTCCTCTCCCATTTCTTGAGTTACCGTTACTGAACCATCATCGTTAGGTGTAACGGTACCATTAACATTTAGTCCTCCGCTTTTATCTTTCATCTGTTGTACCTCAGACTTACTGTATGTTGTCTTTTGCACAGTAGAGGTTTCCTCCTCATTAACAAGTTTTTTATAAATCTTATTAAGATGATAGTCGTTCATTTTCTTAATAGTATCATAAGAAAATCCCTCATCTAGTAGTCGTACTATTTTATGTTCTTTATTCTTCATGTGTCACAAAACTTTTTTCATAAGAAAGAACGATATCTCTTTCGTATAATTTATCTTCTACGGATTTTACAGAATCACCATATCTGAAGACAAGACGAGTATAGTTGTCGTCAATAACATGTTCAGAATCTGATTTTTCCCAACCCAACGCAATAACATCTTCTACTGCGTCATAAACAGAAAAAAAGTCAGAGTTTTGAACTAGTTCCAACTCAATATCTGAGTTTCTCAAAACACCAACTTTCTTAATGTATTCAATATTTGGGGGTGATGGTCGACCTGAAGCTGGTTCAGCATCCCACTCATCACCCCATACTTCTTCTACGTCAGAGAATATAAACTCATATATATTATCCCCCTTATAGTTGGGACCCAACTCGTTGACGTAGATTAACCTCATAGCAATTCTCCATTAGGTGATACCTTAAGTTGTTTACCGTCAATTTCAAAGACTAAGTTGTTTTTATTAGTCTTACCTAAGAACTTAGTGTTTTTATTTTCCTTCATTAAAAACTCAGAAGTTAGTTCTTGTTCAAAAGTTTTAGACATTTCTTTGATTTCATTTTTAACTTTTACTTTTTGAACTTTTTCCGTAATAAACCTCATAACGTTTTTATTAACATTTTCCTTTTTTTCTTCTTCGGAAATAACAAAATACTTAGATAATACCTTATCAACCTTTGATTCGGCAAAAACCTCATCCAATACAGTATCAATAGGTGAGTCACCCTTTCTTCTACGTAGTTTAATAGGTCCTAATTTTGCGTATTTATCATACAAATCAGGTCTTTTTCTACTAAAGACTTTTTGGTTGTCAGGTAATATACCTAATAATTTTTCAAAATCATCTGGACCAAATTCCTCATCATCTTCATATTCAAAATCAAACTCCCCACCATAAGGTCTATCAAACTCATCCATCCACTGACCATCATAAGGACTTTGTAAGTACATACTACCCTCAGCCAATTCTTCATCGGCAACAGGTTCTTCTTCCACGTCCATATCCAAGTCTAAGTCCATCTCATCTTCACCACCTAAATCTAAATCACCTTCCATATCATCATAGTCAATCTCTTCTTCAAAATTAGCTAAAATATCATCTTTATCTTCTTCGTCTAATTTTTCTAAGTCAACTGCGGAAATGATTGAATTTAATACGTATTTAATATTTTCAGATGTTAGACCTTCTTGTGAGTCAAGAGTTCTTAGTTTTTGACCTAACTTACCTGTTAATTTTTGAATTGTTTTAAAAGAGGTGTCTTCGTCGTCGTCACCTCCTTCTAATGGCT